TGAATTAAAAACGGTTAATAACATAGTATTCAAAAAAGATGGTACAATGCGAAAGAATGCCCATCACGAGGAGCAGGAAATAATGATGATGAAATTAAGAGGTAAGGGATATAAGGCAGAATTTGGACAAGGATTTGGACATACAATTAAAATCATAAACGAATATTTAAACCAATAACAATGAGCAACGAAAAAAAACAACCCATCAGATTAGGAAGCGGTAAAAAGATTAATGAAACTTTCCTAAGTTCAAGCCTATGTATTACAGATGCACTAGAGCATTCATACGAATATAATGGAAAGAGGTATGTTAAAGTTAATATTAGTATTTATGCTGAACCTGACCAATATGGTAAAAATGTAAAGATAACTTTGAATGACTTTGAACCAAAAGCAAAGGTAGAACCAAAAGCGGTTAATATAAATACAAGTGAATCATTACCTTTTTAATGAAAAAATATACCAAAGAGTATTTTAAATATTTTGGATATGGTATAGAAGATTTTATTCCGTGTGAGGTATGCGGTAGTAAAGCGGTTGACATTGCGCATATAATAGCACAATCTAAATTTGGGAGTAAAAGAAAGGATGAGCAAGATTTAATAACCAATATTGCCGCTTTATGCAGAACTTGTCATTATGACTACGATTTTAAAAATAGATGGACAGTTGAAGAAATGACTGAAATACATTTGAACTTTTTAAAGAAAAATAAAATATGAAATTATTAGACGATATAAATGCAGACTTACAAAAGCGCATTGACAAAGGAATTAAAACTTATGGAACTACACTAGATGATGCTAATTTAAATAAACAAGAATTGCTAAATCATTTATACGAAGAATTATTAGATTCAGTATTTTATATTAAAAAATTAATCAATGATAAAAGTTAAGGTAGATAAAGTAAAAAGCAATCCAAAGAATCCAAGATTAATTAAAGATGAAAAGTTTAAAAAACTTGTAAAGTCAATTAAGGATTTTCCTGAAATGGAATCAGTACGACCTATTGTGGTTAATAAAGATATGATTATACTTGGAGGTAATATGCGTTTTAAAGCTATGATTGAATGCGGATATAAAGAGGTTAACGTTGAAGTAGTTGACTGGAGCGAACAAAAGCAGAATGAATTTATTATTAAAGATAATGTAGGCTTCGGAGAATGGGAATGGGAGATGGTTGCTAATGAATGGGATGAAATAGAATTAAAAGATTGGGGAATGGACTTACCTATGTTTGCTGCACCAGTTGACTATTCTATTTTAGATGGAGAAGATATATCTTCTGAAATTAATGATATGATAAACGGAGTTAAGAAAGCTATACAAATAGAATTTGAAGCTGAACATTATGAACAGGCTTTTGAATTAGTTAAATTTTGGAGAGAACAAAAAGCATATGTTGGTGGTATGATTATGGAATATTTAAAAGCTGAAAAGGAAAAGATATGATTTGTTTTATACCAACTAAAGGTAGATTTAATACTAAAACTTATAAATTATTTGAAGAGGTTGGTATTGAGGTTAAACATTTTATTGAACCACAAGAGATTGATAAATATAACATACCTAATAAAATATCTATATTAGAAAATAATAAAGGTATTGGATATGTTAGAAACTTTATGCTTAATTATGCAAGAAAAAATAAATATGAATGGGTATTAATTTGTGATGACGATGTTAATTCATTTGGAATTTATAATGGAAAGACAATAAAAAAAGATGCTTCTATTTGGATTGATATTTTAAAAAAAGTCAAAGATTTACCTTTTGAATTAATTGGTATTAATTATACTCAACACGCTTGGCACGAAAAAACAACTTATTCCATTAATAAGAAATTTGCAGAGGTTTGTGTATTAATGAATATTTCTAAAATAAGTTGGAATTATAGACCTGAGTTTAATTTAAAAGAAGACAGGGATTTTGCTTTACAAACTATTAAGAATGGCAATGGCATATTAAGATTTAATCATTATTGGTTTTCCTGTCCTGATGTTGGAACTAATGCTGGTGGATTGCAAGATATGTATAAATTAAAGAAAGATGAGGAGTCAGCTAAAAAAATGTGTTATGAATGGAATCCCTTTATAACTTTAAAAAATAAAGGAGAGCGAATAGATATGAAAACAGATATAAAAGCATTAGCAAATCATTATAAAAAAATTGTAAAATGACAAGAATTGATTTAATACAAGTTGAACATAATAGAAAGATTGGACAGGAGTGTGAATATATTGAATCTAATGTAAATGAAGATTGTATTTTTTATGCTGATGGCGAACCAATTGGATTCTATATGAAACAAATGCCGGAAAAGATGCGCAAATTGGCAGACTTGGCAAATGTTGAGTTATTATCTAAAAGTGTACCTAAAACTGAAATGCAAAGACCAAAAATGCTAGGTTTTGATAAAAATGGAAAAGGTATAATAGATAGGAGTTGTAAACAATTTAGCACTATAATTGGCAGTGTTGCACCTAAACCACATATGAGAAGGAATTATGGTAGCCAAAGTTCAGTACATTCAGTAAAGTCTGCACAGACATTTATTAAAGCAATGTTGCTTTTAGCTAAAGAAAGCGAACAATTAATAAAACAAATATTACCTAAGCAATATGAAATGCAATTAGAGATGTTTGCAGATGTAAAAGATAAATGGAAGTTCAGCAATTTATTCACCAGTTCAATTTCAAACTTTAATATATCTGCACCATTCCACAGAGATACAGGTAATATTCAAAACTGTGTTAATGTAATAATATGCAAAAGGTTAAATTCAAAAGGCGGTGATTTACATATTCCTGATTATAATGCAACTATTGGTCAGGTTGATAATTCAATACTGGTTTATCCTGCTTGGAGAAATGTTCACGGAGTTACTCCAATTATACCAACGTTTGAAGGTGGATATCGTAATTCACTTATTTTTTACCCACTTAAAGCCTTTAAAGGATTAGATTAATGAATAAGTGTAACGACATTGTGTTGGAGATATATAACCATCCTGACCTTATAAAAGCGATTAGCAAAACAAAGCCTGAATCAATACAAGATGATTTAAGACAAGAAATAGCAGTTAGCTTACTACTTCAGCCTTGTGATAAGATAGCAGCTTTATTCGCTTCTAATAACTTATTACGATATGCTATAAAGATATGTTGGTTTATGGCTACCTCTAAAACAAGTGAATTTTATTATAAGTACAAAAAAAGTGATTTATTAAAGGCAGTTGAGTATTTTAATAGTCAGTTAGATTTACCGATAATCCCTGAGAGTTTAGCAGCAGAGGCAACAAAAGCGCTCACAAAGAATAACATAGACATTGAAACCGACCACGAAATAAGAATATTTAATAAATACGTAGAACTAGGAAGCAATAGAAAAGTAGCAGAGTATTACGGAATACCAGTTAACCACGTTTGCAATATTACTAACAAAGTAAAAAAAGAACTAAAATGTATATTATTACAATAGCAGCATTTACCTTTGCTTATTATTTTATTAATGTATTTAATGGGCATATCATGCTAAAGCGCATATTCAAAATCCCTTTAGTAAAGAGACTAAGACCATTTGACTGCATCCAATGTTTAACAGTATGGAGTGCTTTATTATTTACATTTTTACCAATACATACAGTAGAATTAATAGCAATAATATTCGGAGCAGGATTCATATCAATTAAGATAAAATAGATACAAAAGCACCCAATGAACATCATAGGAGTAACACATAAAGAATCAGGCTGCGGATATCATAGAGTAATGTTACCACTTGCTTTTATGAATGATATTAAAGGCTATGTAACCAATTACATCACAGAAGATAAGACCGAAGATTGGGATATTTTACTGTATAATAGGATATGCCAATACGATATAAATTGGAACAAAACTAAGGAATTACTTGGATGTCAAGTAGTTATGGATATAGATGACCATTGGCAATTACCACTTAACCATCTTTATTATAATACTTATCAAGATATAGCTGAAAGGATTGAGCGG